TAGATGAGAATCAATCGCATTGAATGGTAGATGAGAATGTGTAGCAATACGGGGGGTGGATGCGAATAGATCGCATTTAGCCTTGGACACCGACCGGTCCACTCGAAAGAACGCTATCTGCAATTTTCCCGTCAAGAATCGCCCTGACTTTCCGTATTTGCTCTGGATACCTCCGGAACGCGCCAGAATCGTCTCAGACGGGCTGATAGGCCCTTCCCGCTACCTACGTACCAATTCCGGCCCAAACCGCGCCAGCGGCTTCCTACGCAGTCCTACGCATATAGCCTTTCCATAGGCTCTAGCCGTAGCACTTCGCGCGATCACGCGCACGCGTAGCCCATATTAGTAACTATACCTAGGAGTCCTTCCCTATGATCGTAAGATTAGCTAAAGGTCACGGTGGCTCCCGTTGCTACTACGAGAGAAGCCGAAAACACAATATTAGGTCTTACCACGTATTTACCCTATCCCGGCTAGTGTCATCTAAAGGACGTTGTTGGAAGCTAATTATAGGGCCGCTGGCTATTGCCTTTCTATTTCGATCATAGGAGTCCTTATGTCTAAGACCCGCTCAGACAGCGTTACTGCTGCTGTTAAGGCTGCACAGGCGGCCTCCCTTGGTCCTATCGCACCGCCAGCCCATATCCGGCTTAGAGATATCGATATCCCCTACTGGAATTGCATCGTTATGGCTAGGGCTGCTGATACGTGGACAGATATCGACTTAGCCCACGCGGCTAACCTCGCACATGCACAAGCGGACATAAACCGTATCCAGCAAGAGTTAGAGGAAGAGGCCGATATCGTATTTAACGCTAAGGGAACAGCCGTGGTTAATCCCAAACATGCTCTTTTGAACACCCTTAGCGTTAGGTCTATGGCTTTATCGGCAAAGTTGCACGTACATGCTGCGGCTACGGTTGGTAGGTCTGCTGATGCTGGTAAGAAGCTGGCCGTAGAGGAGAAATCCCGTGCTGCAGTATCAGACGACGAGCTAATCCCCCGTCTTAGGGCTGTATGACGCGGGGCGAAAAGGTAATCGCCTTTATCGAGCGCTTCTGCCGCGTGCCAGAGGGCAAGCTAATCAGACAGCCGATAAAGCTAGAGGATTTCCAGCGTAAGTTTATCCTGGAAGTCTACGATAATCCGGCTGTTACCCGGCAAGCCTACCTAAGCATTGCGCGTAAGAACGGTAAATCCGCAATCATCGCATGCCTGCTCCTGGTCCACTTGGTAGGTCCGGAAGCTGTGGAGAATTCCCAGATTGTATCTGGTGCTATGTCACGAGACCAGGCCGCGCTAGTGTTCAAGCTCGCCACGAAAATGATTGGCTTCTCTCCGGAGCTAAAGGCAATCATTAGCATTGTCCCTTCGTCTAAGACCTTTATCGGACTACCGCTTAACGTTGAATTCCGCGCACTATCCGCAGAGGCCGCGACTACCCACGGTCTAAGCCCGGTTCTAATTATCGTAGACGAGGCAGGCCAGATTAAGGGACCGCAGAGCGACTTTATTGATGCTCTGACTACCTCGCAGGGTGCGCATGAGAACCCGCTACTTATCTGTATCAGCACACAGGCTGCGACAGACGCGGACTTGCTCTCTATCTGGTTGGACGATGCAGCCAAGGGACTAGACCCGCAAACGGTCTCCCATGTGTACACCACGCCAAAGGATGCAGACCTTAGCGATAGAGCCTCATGGAAGCTATCTAACCCGGCTCTAGGTATCTTCCGTTCCGAGCAAGACGTAGCGCAGCAGGCAGAGCAAGCAAAGCGCATGCCGTCTAAAGAGAACACGTTCCGTAACCTGACGCTTAACCAGCGCGTATCCGTAAACTCCCCGTTTATTAGCTTGGAAGTGTGGAGGGCTAACGCTGCTGCACCTGTACCGTTCGATAAAAATACGTTGGTCTACGGTGGCCTTGACCTATCAGCGCGTACCGACTTAACAGCGTTGGTGTTGGTGGGTAAGGTGGCTGGCGTATGGCAAACACACACTTACGCGTGGACTCCAGAGGATGGACTACGGGACCGGGCACATAAAGACAGAACGCCTTATGACGTGTGGGTTAATCAGGGCTACTTACGGACTACTCCGGGTAAGACCGTGGACTATGAGTACGTAGCCCGCGACATTGCCGATATTTGCTCCGGCCTAAACCTGCACTCTATCGCATTCGACCGTTGGCGTATTGACATTCTACGTAAAGAGTTCTCCGACATCGGCATAGACACGGTTACGCCCGCTGCGGAAGGCGGCTTGTTGCCCCTCGTGGAGTTCGGACAAGGGTATATGAGCATTAGCCCTGCAATGGACGTATTGGAGGAGTGGTTGCTTAACTCTCAGGTAGCCCACGGCATGCACCCAGTACTGACTATGGCGGCTGCTAACGGGGTTGTGATTAAAGACCCTGCAGGGAATCGCAAGTTGGACAAACAGAAGGCTACAGGGCGTATTGACCCGCTTGTGGCTATGGTTATGGCGGCTGGTGCTGTGGTACTGGCAGCAGGAGACGAGGACATAGGCGCACCGATGGTCTACTAAGGATAACGAATGAAAACTAACCGCGCGTTTAGCGCAATCACAATCAAAAGCGTCTCAGAAGACGCGCGGGAGATTACCGGCATTGCCAGTACGCCCGCATTGGACCGCGTTAAGGACGTAGTAGAGCCTATGGGCCTCTCCTTTGCGTCTGACGCACCGCTGCTCCTCAATCACGACCATTCGCAACCGGTAGGTACTGTGCAGTTCGGCGCACCTACGGCTAAGGGTCTCCCGTTCGTGGCGAAGATTGCCAAGGTAGACGAGGAAGGCGTAGTTAAGCAGCGCACAGACGAGGCGTGGCATAGCGTAAAGAGCGGCCTTATCAAAGGTGTCTCTATCGGATTCATCCCCAGCGAATACGAAGCGCTTGGGAAGGATATGGGCGTTCGCTTTACAAAAGCTGACGTGCATGAGTTGTCCCTTGTGGCTATCCCGTGCAACCCGGAAGCAGTAATTACCGCGTTCAAAAGTCTCGCAGCCGCTGAGGTTACGCCAGTAACCGAAGTACCAGAAGTAACGGGCGAAAACCCCGTGCAACCCGTTGTAAAAACCCCGCGTCTGGTCAAGCTTGACCTTTCGTATCGTAAATATTAAGGACTACAAATTGTCTATTGCTGAAAAAATCAAAGCCCTTACGGCACGTCTGGCCCAAGCTGAAACCGCACGTAACGATCTCGTTATCAAGTCGGTTAATGGTGATACCGCCCTTACGGACGAAGAAGTAACGCAATTTAACGCGTTTGAAAAGGAACTTACGGACGGCGCATCGGAACTCGCACGCCTTCAAACCGTTGAAAAGTCGATGGCTGCACAAGCTGTCGCGGTTGCTACCGTTACGGCTACCGCTGTTGAGCCCGTAATTGGTGCGGTCAAGTCGAATGCGCCGAAGGGTTCGGCATTTACGCGTACCGCTATGGTGTTCGCTAAAGCTAAGGGCGACCTTATGTTGGCAAAGTCGCTCGCAGAGGCCCACTACAAAGATGACGCTATGGTTAATGGCATCGTTAAGGCCGCTGTGACTGCAGGTTCTACCGAAGTAGCGGCGTGGGCGGGTAACTTGATTTACCCGGAACAATACGCGGGCGACTTTATCGAACTGCTCTATCCGCAGACCGTGCTTGGTCGTTTGAATCTGCGTAAGATTCCGTTTAACGTCCGCGTCTCGCTGCAGAATGCGGGAACGTCCGTAGGCTGGGTTGGTGAGGCTCAACCGGCTCCGGTTACGTCCGCTGGCTTCGATAAGGTGTTCCTGACGTGGGCTAAGGTGTATGCCATTAGTGTTATGTCGGACGAGCTTATCCGCTTCTCTAATCCGGCTGCTGAGGCACTGGTACAGGCGGACTTGATTAAGGCTACGGCTAAGGGTCTCGATTTGTCGTTCCTTGGTACTGCGGCTGCTGTCGCTAACGTGTCGCCTGCTGGTATCTTGAACGGCGTTACCGCTGTGGTTGCAACGGCTAACACGG